ACGGTAAACCCAGTGAGCGGCGCCGTAAATTCATCCGATACGGTTTTTACCGCCATTCGAAAGCTCGCGGGCGCTGGCGGGGGAGGGGGCGTTTGGGGTTCGATCACGGGGACACTTTCCGCGCAAACGGATCTTAGCACTGCGCTCGCGGCAAAGCAGGCCACATTGGTTCCCGGGCATGATCTATGGGTAGACCGCAACGGCTCCGACACCGCGAGCTGCAGCGTGGCGGCTCCGTGCCAAACCGTGGGATACGCGCTCACGTTGGTCAGCTCTCCGAGCTCGACGAATAACTGGACGATCCACCTGCTTTCCGGCCGGCACGACCAGGAAACGGGCGACCTCTTAATTCCGCCCTATACTTGGATCGTGGGAAGCGGCGGCCCGGACGTGGGCTCCTACCTGCGTTTGCCCTCCGGCAAGGCCATCAAGGTCAGCTCCGGTTGGACGGTGAACGGCCGCGGTGGGATTCAAAGCGTTTATCTCGGCGGGGGCACGAGCGTAAATCTTGATTTCGCCGCGCTCGGCGGGTCCGCGGGATCGAACTTCATGCTCGACGACGTTTTCGTCACCGGATCGTTCACCCATACGGGCCGCGGAGTGAATGGTGGCGACTTCCTCTACATCCAAAACTCCTTCATTTTCGGCGCTGCGAGCCTAACCGGCTCCGAACTTCAGTCCCTCAACTCTACCTGGGGCTCGAGCGTCACCGCGGCCACGGGAACTGCAGTGGGCTCCGATCTGACCTTTTTGGGCGGCGGAGTAAGCGGGGCCTTCTCTTTCACACAAGGGAACGGGCAGAACGCTACGCTCAGCACTTCTGGCACGACGTACAATAGTACCTTCACCACGGTCGGCACGATCGCGCTTACCGCGGATTTGAACTTACCGATCGGCTATACGCTGAGTGGCGCGACCACGCGCACGAACACCAGCAACGCAGCGTCCGTTCCTTATAGTCCCGCCACGCCGGGGAACTGGTCTCCGGCACCAAGCGCGGTAGCTGCGGCTCTCGACCAGTTGGCCGCTCGTCCAGGTATCCCCACGTTGACAGCTGGATCGGTTCCGATTTCCACAGGCCCCGGATTCACCCAAGACAATACCAACTTCTTTTTTGATACAACTAATCACTCTCTATCGGTGGGCCCGGGCCCGCATCCCGCGACTTCGGCCGATTTGGCAATTTCTTCTCAGGCCTCGGATACGAAGGTGGGATTGAGCGTCTTCACCACGTCGAGTAATAACGCGGTTCAAATCAACAGCCAGAATGCGTTCTCCCTTGCCGCTCAGGTGGCCAGCGCTACCAATAGCCCATCGATCAACTTTGAGCGCGCCCGTGGCACACTGGCGGCAAAAACGCAGGCCCTAGCTGGCGACATCCTCGGAAGCTTCGTGTTCAACGGTTACACCGGTAGCGCAGACGGCGCTTTCGCCGCGGGCTTCGGCGTTGTAGCGACGGAAAACCAAGCTGCGGGGCACGCGGGCTCCTCGATGCTCTTCGAGACCACGTCGAACGGCTCGACCACGCTAATCCCGCGCCTTGAGATCGATCAGGATGGAACGGTAGAACCCTACGCGGATAACACCACGCCGCTTGGAAAAACTTCTCTCCGCTTCAAGGATGCCCACTTTTCCGACGTGCTCCAAATTGGGGTGCGAGGCGCGGGCTCCACTCCCGCATGCGCGGCAGCGAACAACGGAACGCTTTCGTTCACGAGCTCTTACTTACTATGCGTTTGCAACGGCTCGAGCTGGGTGAAGACCGCGGATGGATCAACGTCGTGCACCTTCTAAGTTTTCACTTTTCATCGATAACCATGCTGAGCGCCGCGCTTCACGGCCGGGAACTTACGGGGGCCTATGTCCGTTCAGCTTCAATTTAGACGAGGAACGGCGGCCCGATGGGCGTCCGTGAATCCTGTTCTCGCGGAAGGCGAAATGGGAGTCGAGATCGACACGGAGAAGTTCAAGGTCGGGAATGGGATTTTGTCTTGGAATAGCCTGCCATACGGCGGGCTTGTCGGAGCCGAGGGGCCGCAAGGTGTCCAGGGGCCTCCGGGGCAAGATGGTTCTGTTCCACCAATTATTGACGGGGGTAGTTTTTAAATGAGCAGCATTCTTAGAATTAAACGTCGGGTAGCAACTGGAGCCGCGGGCGCTCCTTCCTCTCTTGCGAGCGGGGAGTTGGCCTATAACGAAAACGACAACACTACTTACTATGGCTTCGGGGACAACGGCTCTGGCGTCGCCACCTCGATCATCCCGATCGGTGGGAAGGGCGCATTTCTCGATCTCTCTTCTGCCCAAACCATCGCGGGCGTAAAAACCTTTTCCGTCTCGCCCCAAGTTCCCACCGCAACGGCAGGCGATAACTCTGCCAACGCCGCTTCCACGGCGTTCGTTACGGCCGCGGTTGGTAACGCGGGCGGATCGCAAGCGGCGAATACCGTATATTCGGGTCCGTCCTCGGGCGGTAACGCTGCCCCCACCTTCCGGTCCCTCGTGGCGGCAGATATCCCGAGCATCCCCTCGAGCAAGCTCTCCGATCTTGGCGCTGCCAATGGTGCGGCATCTCTCGACGGATCGGGAAAGGTTCCGGTAAGCCAGCTTCCCGCCTCCGTGCTCGGCTCGCTTAAATTCGTAAGCACGCTGGCCGCGTCCGGCTCCCTGCCCGCTTCGCCGACGGCTGGCCAATACTGGATCATCAGTTCCGCCGGTACTTTCACCGGTACCTCGCACGCTCTCAAAGTTGGCGACTGGATCGTGTACGACGGCAACGCGGGAGGCGATCTCGCAACGGGCTGGGACTACATCGATAACTCAGTTCAGGTTTCGAGCGTGTTCGGCCGGACCGGCGTGATCACGGCTCAGAGCGGCGACTACAATTCCGACCAGGTAACAGAAGGCAGCACGAACCTCTTTTTCACGGCCGCGCGCGTGCTTGCCACGGTTCTCACGGGACTCTCGACCGCCACCGCTACGGCGGTTGCAGCTACGGATTCGATCCTTGTTGCGATTGGAAAGCTGCAGGCTCAGGTTTCGGCTCGCCTCGTGGCCGCTAACAACCTCTCAGATCTCGCGAGCGCATCTACAGCGAGAATAAACCTTGGCCTCGGCTCCATGGCGACCCAGAACGCTAGCGCCGTTGCGATCACGGGCGGCACGGTTGACGGCGTAACGATCAGCGGCGGCACATACTAATCGGATTGGGCGGAAAAATTGGCCAACACGATCGTAGTAAAGCAAAACACCTCGACGGGAAACGTACCGTCGAGTCTCGCCGCGGGAGAGCTTGCCGCCAATACCTATGACGGCCGGCTTTTTCTTGGCTGCAATAACGGATCGCCGTTCGTAAAGGAAATCGGAGCGAGTGGTGGAGGGGGCGGCTCTTCTATCTCCATGGCTCTTGCGAACAACCAAACTTCCGCGGCTAACGTAACCGGCCTCTCGATCAACTCCGCTACCTATATCCACGCGATGATGAACGTTTTCATCTCGCGGCAGACCGATACGCCCACCGAGCTAGTGGAGTCGGGAATCTTGCACCTGGTTTACCTGCCTAAGTCCGCGACCTGGGATATTCGTTTCCAGTCCGTTTATGGCGATGCCGGGATCACTTTCAGCATCACGAGCGGCGGACAAGTTCAGTACGTCTCAACGAACATTGCCGGCGCCAATTACGTGGGCAAGCTTCGCATCACGAATTTGATCCAAAGCCCTGTATAAGCCGGGAGGTTCCGAGTGGCCGCTCGTTGCATCGAATGCCGTGAAATTTTCAATCGCGCCGCGGCCGTAGACAAGCTCCGGTGCATGAAGTGCCAGAGGGCGCCGTCGGCTAAAGAGCGGAAATCCGAACGGGCTACGCATGGAACGCTGAAAGATCAGCTCCAGAAGTTCAAGCGCGATGGCAACGGCTAAAGATCTCTATAAGCGCTGCCGCCGCGACCCGCTTTTTGAGTCCGTGGCCGTACTGAAGCGGCCGCTCCGGGGGCCGCAGCCCGAGATGATCAAGCGCATCGAGAAATTCGTCGGCGCGCACGCGGGCGGGGTGATGACTATCCTCTCGGCCCGCCAAACCGGGAAGAACGAAGTATCCGCGCTCCTCCAGGCCCGGCACCTTTGGCGGCGCCAGAATGCGCCCGAGATGCGCTCCTGGATTCGCACCGCTCCAACCTACATCCCGCAAATCGTGAACTCGAAAAAACGCCTTCGGGAGATCCTGAAGCTCGATACCAAAAACATCGTTCACCACCCGCTCTTTCGAAAGGCCCGCCTTACGAAAGAGGAGGGGTATATCTGGCGCCTAAAGAACGCCTCAATCGAGTTCATCTCCTCGGGCCCTCACGCGCAGGTGGTGGGCGCGACCGCATCCGAATGTCTGGACATGGACGAGGCGCACAAAGTCGTAAAGGCCAAGTTCGACGAGGATTTCGCTCCTTTTACGGCGAACACAAACGCCGCTACCTTGCTCTGGGGCGTGGCGAGCGATGGGCACGATACGATCGAGTGGTATCGCAAGCGTAATGAGGAGCTAGGCCGCCCAGAATTGAATCTCTACTACCCCTGCGACGTTTGGGCAGAAGTTCACCCCCCGTACCGAGCGCACGTTGAGGACCGCGTTAATAAGCTCGGCTGGGATCACCCGATCATGAAAACCCAGTACCGGCTGATCCCCGTGAGCGCCGAGGGCCGGTTTCTATCTGATGCGCATATTCGGGGCCTCTTCGATTCCGAGCACGAGCGGCAGCTCAAGCCGCGCCCGGGCACCCGCTATGAGGCCCTGATTGATATCGCAGGCGGCAACGAGGACGTGAATCCAAAAAACATGATGGAAGGGGAGGAAGATACCCAGACCGACTCCACCGTCATCTGGATTTACGAGGTCTCCACCATCGTCGCCTCAAACGGGCTTTTCCCGATTATTCGGATCGTGAACTTGAAATGGATCACGGGCGCCGATCTTCCGAGTCAGGAAAGAGAAATCAAAGAGACCTTAGAGTATTGGAAAATCGGCAAGGTAACGATCGACTCGATCGGGATCGGGCGCCAAATCGGAGAAGCCATGGAAAAAGTTTTTGGGCAAGGCACCGTGAACAAATATACCGCCTCGGCCGCCAGCGTTTCCGCCGACTGCTTCGACCTCCAGGCACGTCTGAACTTTTCGTCGATAAAGATGTTCAGGAACGATGGCTCCAAAGAGTGGGCCGAGTTCGAAAGGCAATGCGGATGGACCAAGTACTCGTCCGCGCGTGGGCAAATGAAGCTAGAAAAACCAGAATCTCGAAAACATATCGATATGGTCAAAGCGCTCACTTACGTGAACCAAAATTGCCCCGCGGCTGGTATGGACGAAATTTACAGCGTCGAAAGCGAGCCATTCCATGTCTGAGATGAGAGACTTTGAGGTTCCGCAGGAAGTTTGGGATCGCTTCAACCAACTCCGCGACGAAGACGAATCGGTAAAGAAAATGTCGGGCGAACAGGTGGGAACTTCGATTCCTCGCCTGTTTTACCAAATGGACAGCTACGTTACCGATCCCTCCTCGGTAGGCACGGGAATTATTTCGCGGATGATCGAGACGGACGATGCCGTCTCCTCCGCCATGCAGTTTAAAATTCTTATGATCATGGCGAAGATCGGGGACTACCACCACGAGATCGCCGAAATTTCTGATTTCGTGAACGGGTTCCTAAAGCGAATGAAGGGCCCGACGTGGAACGAGTCCATGGAAGCAATGCTTTCCTGCAAGGGCTATGGCTTCTCGGTTTCCGAGATTTGCATGGCCATGGACGAGAAGATGCGCAAAGTACCCGTGCGCCTTCCGACCTACCACCCGAGCACGATCGTTTTCAAATGCGACTCCACGGGCCAGATCACCGAAAATGGCGTGATCCAGTTCGTGCTCCAGCAAACGCAGTTCTCGAATCCGAACAGCCGGCTATTTGGCGTGCAATACGGCGATCGCGTGAAGAACCCTTTCACCACGCCCACGGACCGCGTGCTCCCGTATCGAATTCCATTTCTCTACCAATACGGAATGGTTTTCATCCCGCGCAATAAAGTTATCCATATGACGAACCTGCCCATGTTCTCGTTCGGTTCTCCGTATGGGAAGACCGAGGTTCGGGTTGCGCATCTTTCCTGGCAGCTCAAGCAGTACACGATGAAGCAAATGGGCGTGGCCGTGAAGAGGAGTGCGAACGGAATCGTTTGGGGGACGGCGCCAAAAGGCGGCCAAAATGTGAAAGTAAATCTCCCCGACGGCTCCACAAAAGAAGTAACTCCCACCGAGGCACTTCGCAACCTCCTATCCCAGCGCGAAAATGACGACGCGATCGTTACTCACACGGAGAATGACGGATACAAGATCACGATGCTACCTGCCGCGGGAAATCTCGACGGCTACCTCAACGTCCTCAATAACCTCGATATCCGAATCTTCCGCTCCTTTCTACTGCCATCCCTCGTGATGACCGATGGCTCCGCCGGGAGCCGCGCGCTGGGCGACAAGCATTTTGAAATCGTGGATAAGGTTTCCGAATCCGAGTCCACGAAGTTCGGCCAGTGCATCATTAACGACATGATCGAGCCGATCATCCGAGCGAATTACGGGGAGCAAAAGGGCGGCTACGGAACCTTCAAGCAGCGCCCGCAAACGGCGGAAGAGCGCAACATGCTCGCCCAGATGTTCAGCACGCTCACTACCAGCGGGATCATGAAGACGCACGTTCCCGAAGACATGAATTACATGCGCCAGGCCATGAGCTTGCCCAAAGATTTCGACAAAAGCTTTGATCTCGGCGGAAGCAGCCAGGTTATCGATGGAGACAATCCACCCTCCGGCGATTCCCCAGGTCAATCTAATAAAGAAGAACCGGAGCCTAAGGAGGTTGAGGCGCTATGAAGAAATGCACGGGCTGCGACGGCCAGGGCTTCATTGAAAGCAGTGTGATGCGCGATGCTCGCACTTACCCGTCAATTTCTCAGTGTCCAAAGTGCAAAAACGTGGCAGCGTATTCCAGGCGTGTCCAGGAGGCCCGCGGTTTTGCAGCGCCCACGGTTATGGCCCAGGCGCCCACCAATGTTTTGGCATTCCCCTCACGCACGCGGGCGACTTAAAGCTTGGCGCTCTATAACGTCCACAAGCGGAAAACACTTGATCGCCTAACGCTCACGTACCAGCTCCAGCTTCGTGAGGTCTATCGTAAAAAAACCGAAGGACTCGTTTCTAAAATGCACGCCGCGCTCGACGGCGAGCTACCGCAATTCGATCCGTTTGACGCTCACGACAAGCAGCTTGATGAGCGACTGCATAAAGTTTTCAAGCAATTTCAGGATCACGTAATAGTCGTTGGAATTAGCGACGGCATCCAAGAAGTGAGCCCCGAAAACAAACTCGGGGCTTGGGAAAAGTATCCGATCGATATGCCTATCGAGAGCACGATTCCCCTCGAGGGCGGCGTGGCGCTTGCAGGGCGCCGAGACGACCTGGCGGAGCAGTACAAAAAGAAGCGCGCGGTTACGCTCGCCGATCGCCTTCGCGAGTATATCGAGGACTCGAAAAATAATTACCTCCACAATATCCGCAAGGCGTTTGCTAACGCGGCAAACGGCTGGCTCGCGGGCGAGCATGGAGAGGACGAAGTAAAGCTATATCTTCGTAAGGCCTTGGTATCTACGGACTCCGAGTCGCAAGGGATTCTGCGCACGGAGACCACCAACTATTTTAATACGACGCGGCACGACTATTTTGCGAGCCAGACCGCCGCCGACTGGATCGAGCTCTACGCGGTTACGGACGGCCGGATCTCGAAAATCTGCGAAGACCGCCACGGATTCTGCATTCCTATGGGCAAGGCCGGCGAGAGGAAATATATGCCCGCATTTCATAAATGGTGCCGGACAATCCAGCGCCCGCTGTTTTCGTCTTTACCGTCGCATAGAGCGATCATCCAAAAGAGTGAGTCGATGAACGAAGCAAGCTTTACGCCACTCCCGCGTGGTTGGGCATGATTTTCAATTTCATCGACAATTCCGCTGGAGCGCCAACCAAGAGGGTGATCGGAAAATGAAAGAGCAAAAGCTAAATATCAAAGGTTGCTCCGTTTCGCTTGCTGCGAAGGACGGCCCACTTCAGAAAAAGACCTTGATCTGTCGCGAAGGTTCTTTTGAGGGCCTGTATGGGCCCGTGGAAGTGACCCCAGCCAAGCTGCAGCTAATTGCAGAGCACTATAATAAACAGCGCGCGAACCCACAAAACGAAAACGATTACGCTCCGATCCTGTTGGACCACATGCGCGCGGTGGACAACATCCAGGGTCGTTTGATGCCCGGACTTGTAGTGGCCCCTTGGGTAGACCCGGAAACCGGGCAAACCCTTTCGGGCCTTTATGGCGATCTCCGCGTCGACACGTCGGATGCAATCGAGAAGGTCGAGCAGGGAATCTATTCCCAGGTATCGCTCTGCTTCGATGAAGAAACCGGAGAGATTTTCGAGGTCTCTTTCGTTGCCGTTGAGGCTGCGAGGCGATCTCAAGTTCTGTCACAAGGAGAAGGAAAGATGGAAAAACAACTCGCTGCGCTTTCCGCGAAAAACGAAAGTCTCGTTAAACGCGTGAAAGCTCTGAAGACGATCAAACAGGCCTCGGGCGTTGCCCTTTCGCAAAACGCGGAAGTGGTGAGCTCCGAGATTCAAAAGGCCATGGATAGCGTTAAAGCTATAACTTTGGCCCTAAAAACTGCGGCGCTTGCGTCCCAGTTCAAAGGTTTCGTGAAGAAGGGAAAGCTCGAGCTTGCTGAGTTCAAAAAACTCAACATTGCTGAGCTCGCCACTCTCGATCCTAAGGCCCTCAAGACCGTTCTCTCGGCCTACGATTCTCGCCCGGTAAGCGCGGACTTCACGGTTCACGGCCAGGCTGGTACTCCCGCCCCGAAATTTAACGGGAACAACCCTGCCATCATGCGCGATCTGATTGCTCTCCAGAAGTCTGGCAAGCGCTCGGTCACTCTCGCTGAGGGCGAGGAGAAGCCCAAAGATAAGGACGGCAAGGAACTTTCTGCCGAAGAGATCGAAAAGCAAAAGCTAGCCGAGGGCGAAAAGCCTGAAGGCGAAAAGGGCGAAAAAGACAAAGAAGCACTTAGCTTCGATGACCTTGAAGAGACCATGAAAGGCGTAGAGGGCATGGGCCCCGTGCTCGAGAAGTGCATGGACACCATGAAAAAAATGAGTGAGCACCTCAAGAAGCTCGCCGAAGACGATAAAGAACAGGAAGAGGAGTAAGAGATGGGAAACGTACTTGCAACTATCAAAAACCCGGCGTTGATTTCTCGGTTCGAGAATCTCGCTGCTGAAACCTCCGGCGTAGTTGACGGAAATTTCAGCGGAGGTCTCACCCTTGCTCGCGGCACCCTGATGGGGAAAATCGTTAGCACTGGCAAATTCCGTCCGTACACCGAAGGCGTAGTTAAGACTGGCGGCGCATTCGCCACGGGCTCGACCGCATTTACGCTTGATCAGTCCGTGGCCGTAGGCCCCGTGCCGTTCCAAGTGGGTGACGTGATCGAGGATTCGGCTGGTAACGCTCTCGGTACCATCGCCGCCTTCAACCCCACCACTGGTGTGGGCGCGCTTGTCGCCAACTCTGCTAGCAATCTCGCCGCCGGCGGCGTTGTTCGCGTGGCCCTCTCCGTGCTTGCCTTGGCAAATGGCGCGGGAAGAATCCTGAAAGACGAGCTCTCCGTGGTTGCTGGCGTCGATGCACTCGGCGTTGGTTACTTCGAAGGCTTCTTTTTGCAGGCCAATACTACCGTTACGGCGGCGGCTCTTGCGGCTATGGCCGGTAAGACCATCGACGCTGGCGAAATCCGTCTCGTTTAAGGAAAGGGAATAGAATAATGAAACACGCACTTGCAGGAATCATCGGCGATCGTCAGCGCCAGATCATCCACGCCGTAGTTGACGAAATCTTCTCCAAGCCCGGAGAGGAATATGTGATGAAGCTCATGCCCATGCGCATGATGCCCTCTGCCATTCTGATCAATGAAAAATTGAGCGGTATGGGCGGGTTGACCGGTGAACGGGCCCTGAACGAACGGGGTAAGGCCATCAACGCGGGCAGTTCGAAAACCGCTTACTTCGATCCGGGTTCGTACCAGGAGCACGTTCTCTTCACTGAGCGCGATCTCCTGAGACTCCGCCGCTACGGTTCGATTGGTGAGCGTGGCTTGACTGGCGTAACCGCCGGTGAGCTGGACGAGCTTTCTCGCTCGGCCATGAAGCTTCAGCTTCGCATGAAAAACCGAATGAACAAGCTCAACTGGGACGCGCTCTTCACCGGACTCTACAATTGGAAGAACATCTCTTTCAATTTCGGAATTCCCGGCGGGAACGCTCTCACGGCGGCTTCGGATTGGACGAACTACGCAACGTCGACCCCCTTGGCCGACTTGTGGGCTCTCCAAACCACGAACGCTAAGTTGATCAAATACAAGATCAAAGAATTCGTGATGAACCCGAAAACCGCGGCCGATATGATGTCGTCTGCCAGCATCAATAAGGTGCTGCAGAACATGAACGTAAAAAACAACGACATCAACGAACTCGCCAAGTTCCTCTATCCGAACTTGGCTCCGATCAAGATCGTGGCTGATCACTGGCAGGACGAGAGTCTTGTTAGCGGCGAGATCGTGCTCGGCGATGCCTCGTATTTCGTTCCGAACGACAAGATTCTTGTTGTGCCGGATTTCGGCGGAACGCTCTACGGCGCTTTCGGTGAGTTCGATGTGACCGAGAACTTGAACGACCCCTCGGCTACTATCGAGAAGCCGGCCATCGGCCCTTACACCTTCGTAGACGAAAAAGGTCTCGAAGAGCGTGAGAGCCCCTGGGTAAAAGTAGTTTCGGGCTTCAACGGAGCTCCGAACCTCCTTCGCGCGAACGACGTATTCACGATCGCCACGCACTAAAAAGTTCTCCTCGCCCAGGTCCTGGTATTGGTTGGGGAGAAAACGGTAAGGGGGGCTGACCAGGGAAGGACGGCCCCCCTTGCCATGTTACCAGGCAAAGGAAAAATTTATGGCAGACGTTAAGCAAGATCAGAAAAAAGAAGATAAGCCGGCGGCCAAGCAAGAGGTAGCCGGCGCTCAGAAACTCGTAAAGATCATCCCGGATTTCTCGATGAGCATGCCCGGCGGAATCCATTTCGACCTTGGTAAAGAGGTCGCGGTAAGTGCGGAAGTGATAGAGAAGCTCAAGATCCGAAAAGTTTCGTTTAAAATTGTTTAGTAAAAAGGGGGCGCGCCTTGTCGATCGACAGCCAGTACATATCCGATGATCGCTTTCAGGATATCCTGGATGAGCAGAACATCACGGGCCTCACAGATGACCAGCAGCAGGACTTAGTGGACCGCGCGGTGGGTGATCTCGAGGCGCAGCTCTGCGAGCGCTTTGTCGTGCCCCTGCAGGTTACCACCCCTGGCGATTTTGAAGTCGCTCCGAAGTTCGCCCAGCAGAAGGCGCTCAACGCGGTGATCTCGCGCATCCGCTCCCTTTTGGGTCTCGACAAAGCGCGGAATCTTGTGATCGAAAGCACGCAGAAATATATCGACGTGCATTACATCGATTTCAAGGGCCACATCAAAGATCTGCTCGATCCCAAGAAACATTACGGATTTCAGCTCAATTCCTTCTCTGTCGGCTCGTTTGATCCCGTGCAAACTATCGGGCTCGCGCGCGCCAATAATGAGACCGAGATTATTCTCGATCCCCACGTTCCGCTTTTTTAGGGAGAGCTGTGGCGATCTTCGAATTCAGCGACATGCGATTCCCGGAGCCTAAAGAGGTGGAGGCGAGCACGTTCCGCAAAGCAATGGCGAGTGTAGCCGCTTTGATGCTTTCGCAGCGCTTGGAGGTTTTTCAGGAGCAGGGCAGCCCCACAAAGTGGCAGGCGCTCAGTCCGCGTTATGCCGCTTGGAAGCTGCGGGAGTTCGGTGGGAAGGCCTCTAAGATTCTCTCTCTTTCAAATGCGCTCCGCCAATCCTTCACGCCCGAGACGGGCCCGGGCAATGCCTTTAAAGAGGTCGTCACGAACGAAAACTCCGCGAAAATCGAAACCCACGTGCCCTACGCCGCAATTCAGAATTTTGGTGGGGTGGTGAATATTCCAGAAAATAAAAACGGATTTGGGCGCGGCATCACCATTCCTGCGCACGCCGTTACGATACCTCCGCGTCCATTTGATGAATTTCGCGAGGCCGACAAAGACGAAATCGCCCATTTGGTGGAGAGCGTGATCAATGGCTAATTTTAGCGATCGCGTTCTTGCGCCCCTCGCGTTGATCACGGGCGGCCTCGTTGGGGCCGACATGCTCTCGCGCCTTAAGGCGGACATGATCGGGCAGCGGGTGTTTCAGGCAATGTTCGGCTCGCAGGGTGAGCGCATTTTTGTAGACGAAGTGCCCTCCTACAACGAGACCATTTTTCCGCTCATCGAGTTCTACTGGAATAACGAAAGTGTCCAGTCCCAGGATACGTTTTTGACCGGGACGATCAAGGGGCGGATCATTCTGCCGAGTAAGCTCGAATCGAAGAGCGACATCAATATCCAGCGCGGTATCGCCGCCGCATTTGCGCGGTTCATTGGATCGGCGAAGTGCAACGTGATCCCCAACGTTGCCGGGCTCATCGAATTTGGAGTGAATATTGAGTTTCGATACGATCGCCTATTCCTCATGCAGGGCCTCACGGCGCCCGCGATCGATTTCACGATTCCCTTCAAGTTTGACCTCCACTGGCTCGCCCAAACGCATCCAGAGGTGGATCTCTCAGACGATCTCGATGCTGCGCTCGTCGGCTGGGTGGAAAGTTACAGTATTAAAGTTTTAGACGATAACCAGGATGTGATCATCCCAGAGGGAGTTCTCTATGTTACCGGCCAAACAAACCCCTAAAGACGTGATGAAGCTTCGCGCGCGAAATGGGCTGAGCCTCCCAATCTATTACGAAAAGAAGATCATCCGCATCGGCCGCGATGTATGCGTGCTTGAAGTTTCCAAAATCCCCTACGAGAGCATGATTCACATCGAGCAGGCCCTCAAGGATAAGGCCATCGAAAAAGTTGAAGGAGAATTGAAATGAGCTTCACGTTTACTCGTAACCCGAGTGTAAAAGTTTCCGTTGATGTGGTGCAGAGCGGCCTCGTTCAGGCGCAGAATCAACTCGTGATCGTTGGTCACGTGTCTTCCGGCGGCGGTACCGTTACCGCAATGAACGTTCCGGTAGTAATCGAAAACTTTGGCGATGCTGTGGCCGCTCAAGCGGAGGCAGAGGGATACTTCGGCGCCGGATCTGAGGCGGCACAGATGGTCGTTGCCGCGATTAAGGGCGCTAAACCAGGCGGCGTATTCCCGCCCATCAAGGTAATCCCGATCGCCAACGGTGATACGGCTTCGAACCTCGCCGCGACTCTCGCCGCGAATATCGGCCTCCCGATGCCCTTCGTCGTAGTGCCCTACGCTCTAGAAATTTCCGCGGCCGCCGCTGCCCTGAAGGCCCACCTCACCGCCATCTCGGCAAGCGACCGCGGAGACAATTCGCAATTCGGAAGCTTTGGCTTCATGGCGACGCTCAACTCACTGTCGACGGCTTCGACCGCAGCTCAATCCGCAGGATCGCAGGTTATTTGTGCCCCCTGGTTGCGCGACGCGGGTGCGATCCAGCCCGTGTTCGTAGTGGCCGCCGCCTACGCAGCGGTTTGCGCGGCGAACGGCGTGCCGTTCCTTCCGCTAAACGGCGTAGTTGTAGGCGGCCTGCAAGCCCCCGCGGCCGTCTCCGACTGGCATACGACTGGCGATGCTGGGACTGTTTCGCTCGGTCTCGATGCGGGTCTCGCACCTCTCACGATTCTCTCGGACGGCCTGGTGCACATTAGCCGTTCGATCACCACGTACCGCGATACGGTGAACAATCTCGAAGTTGGCGCATATTACGACATGCAGGACTGGCAGGTACTCTACTACTACCGCCAGAACGCCTACACGACCGCGGTGCAGCCTCGCTACGCCATCGCGAAGGCTACGGACCAAAAGATCAAGGCTCTCCTCTCCGAGCTCATTAAGCTCGCGAAGGACTTTGAGTCTCTCGAGATGTTCCAGTACGTGGATAAACTCGTGCAGTACTTTACGGCAACGCGCGTGCCCGGAAACCGCTTTGCTGCGGTCTATGAGATTCCCGTGAACGTGGTGCCCGGCTTTATGAACAAAGGTATCGCAGCTCACGGCGTAGAAACTTTTGACTCTGTGACTTTGAGCTAAGGAAGGAATAGAAGATGGCACAAAAATTATTTGCCGATCGAGCGTTTATCACAATCAATGGTTTCGAAACTGCCCACGTGAAAACCTCGAACCTCAAATCGAGCGAGAGCTTGTCCCGCGTGAGCACCATGACCCGCAACCGGCGTGATCCTGGATATAAGCGCGGGAACAAATCCATTCAGATCTCGCTCACCCTGGAGATCGAGCAGCAAAAGGCACAGATCGATCTCGCGATTGCCGATCCGACCGCGGATGTGCAACTCGTCTACGAGTGCGGCGCCGAGCGCTACAACGCGCTTGGTCTTGCTCAATCGGAGATGACGCTCGATGGTTCGGTGGGCGATGCGAACAAGCAGATCACCCTTGAGGCCCTCGATCTCGTGAACGAAAACGGTACCAGCGTAAACGCTGATATCTCTCTCTAAATTTAGTTTTTACCAGGGAACTAAATTATGAAAGCGAATAAGCCGATCACGGTCGAAGACCAAATAGCCCTTATGCGGAAGGGGAATGACCAGGACCTCAAGCTCAAGCAGGGTGAACTGGAAATTCCCTGCCGCTTGATGAGCGCAAATGAAGAGGGGCAGGCGATCGCCAACGCCAAGACTCGGGTAAAGGTACCTATCGAGAGTCAGCGTGCGTACGCCGAGGGAACAGAGATTCAGAAGTGCGTTCTTGAGGCCGCGTGCACGGTGTCATCGACGCCATACGCGTCACGGAAATTCCTCGATAGCATAACTTCGGCGGAGCTCGAGAACCTCTATGACCAGTATATCAGTTTGCTTCGCGTGGTGAATCCTCGTTTTGAGAACCTCACGAGCGACCAAGTGGGTGCACTGATCAGTGATGTGACGGAAAAAAAAAGAGCGTCGAGCGAGCTCTTTACCTGGCAGCTCGCGGAGATTGGCAGATTCTTTTTGGATCAAGTCCTTCCGAGGGCCAAAGGAGCTGGTTCCTTGTAATGGGACTGGCCTGCGGGCATGAGCTCCATGGTCAATTCCAGGAGTAACGTGTGGCAGATAAAAACGTAGTCTCGCAGGAATACCGCCTCAATACGAAAAGCTACGTTGAGGGCCTTCGGAAGCTCAAGACTGAGATCAAGACCACGATTTCCCAGGTGAACAAGGATCTGCACCAGAATGCGCGTTCCTGGGACGATCTCACGAATAACGTGAAATTGAATGCCGCCTCGATCGCGAAAGAGATGAAGGAGCTCGGCAAGGGCGCTCTCAAAAATATCGCTACGGGCCTCACGGTGGGCGGTGGAGCGGCAGCCGCGAGCGCCGCAAGGAACTCGATTGGGCAATCGGTGAAAGCCATGCTCTCCTTCGGCGAGGCCATGTCTCGCGTACAGCTTAAAACCGGGGCCAGCAAAAAGCAGATCGACGAGCTGCAAGATTCGATGGCCGAGCTCGCCCGCTCGGGTACCTCCCTTTCCAGCATTCCCGATGCCTTCGATGAAATTTTTTCGGCCACGGGCAACGTAGAGAAGTCGATGCCCGTGCTGAAGCAGGTTTCGAATTTCGCCTCCGGCACTACCTCTAAAGATGCCTCCCAGGTCGCGGAGTTCGTGCGCCGCACCCTCACGAGCGAGAATAAAACGGTCGACGAGGGCAATACCAAGGGGCTTCTCGATTCGCTGGCCAAGATGATGAAGACGGGGGGCTTTAAAACGCTAGACGAGGCAATGGCCGGGTTCGGCGGCGTGAACACCGGCGCGATGTCCAACATCAAAATGACGAACCAATCGGCCGCGGGCATGCTTTCTGCCGCGAGTACCGTGGCGAACAAGGAACAATCCCTCGCCGCGGTGAACGAACTGATCAAGGGCGCAGGCACCGGATTCGCCGGCAATGCGGTTTTGAGCGGAATCATGGGCGCGAACCTCGTGAAGAACGGCCAGCTCGATACCCAGCAGCTCGCAAAGGCCTCTGAGCGCTTCAAAAGCAAGGGCTACAGCGACCAGGGATTCAAGGAGCTACTCGCCGGCACGGGCCTCTCAGAGGACGCGGTGAACGGCCTGACGAATATTCTGCGGAATTCCGATAAATTTGCTCAGGGCATTCAGAATTTCGAGAAGAGCACGGTTACCGCCGACGAAGCGGTTACAGCGCTCAACGACAATTTCTCGGGCAAGCTCATCCGGGCGGGCGAAAACATTAGTGCGTCATTTTTTGAACTCTTCCACCACCTTGCCGATCTAGATTTTTCGAAGGTGATCGGCGACGTGGTGAAGCATTGGCAGTCGCTCGCCGGCGGATTGGGACTCGCATCTGGAGGGGCGCTAGCGGGGAGCCTTGCCCTGAAAACCGCCGCAGGCATGCTCGGTCTCGGCGGATCGGGAGCGGCGGCCAGCGGGGCAGCCGCGAGCGCTACAGCAGCAGGCGAGGCCGCCTTCGTGCCCATCAACATGCTCGGGGTAGGTGCGGCGCCCGCGGCGGCAACCGGAGGCGGCCTCACGGCGGGTGGTGTGGCAGCGGCTGCGGCGCCGGCAGCTGCGGCGGTTGGTGTTGGACTCGCGGCGTCAGAGGCCTTTAAGTACCTCGCCGGCGGGGGCTTTGAAGAGGATATCAAAAGCTTGATTGAGCACCTAAAGGGG